TGGATGTCACGCTCATCGAACGTGTCAATCAGATCAGTTGCTGTAACGTATGTTGGGGTCGGCATCAGGATTCGTCCTGAGGTGTTCGTTGTGGTTTGTGGCTCAGAGCAACATTAGACAAGGATCACCACCCTTCCAGATTTCAAAAGAACTCGGTGTCTTTATGAAAAGGTGGTCAGCCGGGGAGGCGTCCGACTGACCACCGTGCAACAGTCCGAAGACTGATGATTACACTGCGTTCTGGAACATAACCGCAGTTTCTGGAGCAGTGAGGATGTAAACGTAATCCTCAACAACGCGGCCAGATGTTCGGCGGTTGTCCTTGTCCTTCTTCGTTTCTGCTGTCATTTCTTCATACATGAAGCAGGTCAGAGACGAGAAGGATGGTGCACCGTAAGTGCCTTCAAGTGAACCCGGACGGGCACAGATGAACGGCGTTGCGGTTGGCAGAACCTGAGACTTCGTTGAAGTAGCTCGCTTGCGTGATGTCACGCGGCGTGTCTTCTCAACGATCAGGTTCAAGCCGTACAACTGAGAAGGCAGACCGTAGAACGAGTTCTGGTTGCTCGTTCGCAGATCACCCCGAACTTGTGCCAGTGCATCAGGAGAACCCTTGATGTACTCGACGATCTCCTGACACTCAGCCAACTGTCGGGCCAAAGTGGAGTTGATCACCAGGTACAGGTCGTCGATGTCGACAGCCGCCAGCGTGTCGTCCAGAATCAGTTCGCGAGCCGTGTTCAGGCTGCGCTTGATGTCCTGACGGTTGCTGGTGGAAGCTGCCCAAGTGCCGGTGTTGCCGGACACTGCGGAGATATCCACGACGTGGCTGGAAATGTGGTTCCCAGTCGTCAGCATGGCGTTCAGAGCCAGCATCGTGCGGGCGGTCATCGCCTGCTGTGCCTTACGCTGAGCGTTCTGTGCGACGACGTCCCAAGTTGCCTGATCGACAGCCTTGTCACCGATCGTGAAGGCCCACTGACGGCGAGCCGTCTGGAATGCCTTGTACTCGTGCTCCGAGGTGCCGTCTCGGCCACCCGGTGCGTTGTCGCCATCGTTCCACAGTGCATCAAGGGCGGTGTCGTCGAGGATTCGACCGCCTTCATCAATCGTGCACTTCAGGTAGTAGCCAATGCTCTTGGGAGCTTTGACGATCTGAGTGTACTTGTTGACGTCAAATTTCTTGACGTTGCGGCTGTAGTCGATGACAAGTTTCCCGCTCGCTTCATGCGATGGGACGAAGGTGTTATTTCCACCCGGTAGAACAGCGGTCATGTTGTGAATCCTTTCACAATTGTTTCAGAAAAACCCATTCAACTGGGCAGATTAGGCTCCGAGGTATCCGAACAGGAGTCGCACGCGAACTGCTTCGCCAGCGGAACCTGATTCCAATGCAAGTGCTCCGTAGCAGTCCTTATCTGTGCTGGCTACAACGCCACCACCAGATGCGTCAGACTTGAGCAGGTCGCCCTGAGTGCAGCCACCAGATCCGATGATCAGAAGAACCGGGCGGTCTTCCTGTAGCCCGTCACCAACCATGTAGATGGTCACAGGATCGCCGGACGCTGCGGCGTATTCAGTTTGTGATGGCAGAGGGGCGTAACCGCTTGCCTCGCCAGAGACACCAATCATTCGCTCGCCTGCTCCGCAGGTTGCGACAGTGTTGGTGCCAGACCGCTTAACAAAGCGAGATGGGCCGATGTTGGCAGATGCCTTGAACATGAGTGAATCCTTTCACTGGTGTATTCAATTGGTGTACAGACGCTCTTTGTCTCACCGTGAGACAGAACTAGCCAGCGGTGTTCTTGCCGCTTTTCTTGTCTGCACAGTACCGTTCACGGGCAGTGACGTAGTCAACGTCATGCTTGCGTGCGTATTTCATAACGCCGTCAACGTCAGCGGCGGTCAGTTCGTCAACGCCGTTGCCGGTTTCAGGCAGTTCGCCCTGCTTGCCGACACCTGCGATCGCTGAGAAATCAGCAACAGCAGACGGGCTTTTTCGAGCGTACTTTTCAATGTCCTGAAGATCAGCGGTGAACTCGTCTTCCGTCTGAACTTCAGCCTTCTTCATGTAGCGTTCCATGTTGAACTCGAAGCCTTCAGACTTCAGCTTCGACAACTTGCCGTATCGCTGAGATCCGAGAAGCTGAGCCTTCATGCTCGCGTTCTCTGCTTCGAGTGCGTTGAGTCGTGCTTCCAGAGCCTGCAGCCCTGCTGACTTGGAGTACTGTTCTTTCTCGTCGGCCATTGGGTTTGATCCTTTATCAAATGGCGGTTTGTTCGGTGGACCGCCAGCATCCGGCTTGGGCGGCATCATTGAATCTGGTGCACCTGCACCCATATTAGAACCAGCGTCTTGCGGTAGTCCGCCCGGCTGGGGTTGTCCTGTTGGGTCTTGTCCCGGCATTCCCGGTTGGCCAGGCTGATTGCCATCTTCTGCTGGCATGTCGGCCATCTGTGGTGCCTGATGGACAAGCGGGTTTGGAGATCCTGCCTGCCCGTCTTCCTCCATCTTCTGAACGATATACTGGCCCATTGCCGAGTTCATGAATGCTTCCATGATCGACTTAATCAGGCCGGACGGCAGTTCTTCTTCGTTGCCGTACTTGTCTCGATCGTCACCCGGCACAAACGTCCCGTTTCCACCCGGTGCGACCATCATGTATCTCTCGACCTCAACGTCTTCTCCGTGTTCGGATGGACGATTGAAGTATCTGGCAGGAGGAAGATTCAGTCTTGGTTCATCGGCCCCAAGTGCGGCAATCGGGTAGAACGATCGCTTGTGAACATCAGGCAGAGGCAGAACCTCAACCGATCGCCCGCGTCGTCCCCTCAGCAGTTCGTCACGATCCTTGCGGTGGTACTCATCAGCAAAGATTGCATAACGTGGCTTCGTGTTGCCGATCATTCCGAGGCGATAAGCTCCGGTGTATCCAAGCACTTCAGGTTCCGGATCAGTCCGGTTGTCTGATGTGTGTCCGTTTGTAATTGGGCAGAACTTACCTACGTCTGCGATCTGCTCGTTCATGTTCCGACAGATAGAAGCCAATACCTTGCGGTCGTATTTCACTGCTGGAATTGTGCGGCCATCGCGAGACTTGCGGGCTGGAATCTCATGTTCTTCAAAGACAGGGATGTCACGCCGTTCCAGAAACTCAGACGATTTGTGATATCGTCGAGCTTCAGCAACTTCTGGTTCATCGCCAACATGAGAACGCCATGCCTCGAAGCACTTCTGATTCCGTTCAGCAGTGTTCGGGATCTCAGTCATTAGCGACTGATGAAACCGGATCGCAAAATCCGGCTGGCTTTCCCCGTCCTTGGGTACTAGGTTATTCATAGCGTCCTGCCTTGAATATCAAAACCACCCAATCCATTGGGCAGTTATTGGAATTGTCAAGTATGCGGCAAATCCTGTCAATGACTCACACGGTCAGAATCAATGCCATCATCAGAATTAGTTGTCTTCGTAGCCGCTTCCAGATTTCTTGCTGGCTGCAATAGCTTCGACAACACCATCAAGCAGTTCATGGATCGAGTTGTCCAATGCAGACACTGTACTGGTCATGCTGGCGAGTGATAACGCCCAGACACGGGTATTGATTGGCAGGAGCTTCCAACAGGCGTGACAGATAGGGACTTGGATGCAGTTGTCCGGACGATGCGGGGCGTGCCATTGCCCACATGCTCCGCACAAGTGCTTTTCGCCTTTCGGTCCTGTCGCCATTACCTGCCTCGGTTTGGTCTCTGAGATCCCCGGTCTGGATTGCCACGATTCGGCCTGTTGCTGGTAGGACGATACGGTCCTTTGACCTCCGTTTGCAACTTAGAAACCCCGACGCGGCCATCTTTTGCTTGACGTACTCGCTTTTTCAGGATCTGGATTCCGTTCACGAGGATTGCCCGGCGTGGCACGTTTCCGCCAACAGACTGGAGTAGCGTGTAGCGATACTGATGCCCGGCAATCGTGCCCCGGATTCGCAATTCGTCCCAAACAAACCCGCCCTTACTGGATGCCCGCAGGAACTGTTCGAACAACTTCGGGTGCACGTCAGCGTAGCCGTATAGCGGCCCCATCGTCTTGGAATGCTTGTCGCCCTGAAGATATCGAACCAGCAGCGTCGACTTGGCTGGGGCTTTCAGGTTGAACTGAAACCCGATACTGTGGACGTTGCTGGATGTCACAGGGACCATGACGCCCGTAACTGCCGGATCGTCTGTCTTGTATCGGCCTCTGAAATTGGCAGTCCGGATCTCGACAGTATCATTCGAGACAAGCCGCATCCCGTTCCACGTCTGAGGCTCAGACGGAACGATACGGCGGGTTGTCGGTTCTGACTCTACCCGCCGTCCTCCAGCCTGCTCCGGCGTTTTGCTGCCACCGAACATCTCAGGCGTCAATTGTTCGATCAGATCAACCGTCCTGCCAACATCACCACTGATGTCACGCAATCCAGCCTTGAGCGTGCTTGCTAGTGCAGACCTAGCTTTGGACGTCGACGGGCTGTTCGCTGTCTGGAGCAGGTCCAGAATCCCCCGGACTGCTTCCCTTGCTCCGCTGTGTACGCTTACGACGTTCTTTTGGGCGTCGTTCGCTAACTGGCTCAATTGCCGGTCCAGCGTCTGATTCTTCCCCCGCAACCTCTGGCGTACTCGGTGGATCTCCTGCATCAACGCTACTCGGTTCTGTGGCTCCGTCTTTGTTGACAGGGTTTTGATCTTCTTCAGGCTGTCCTGAATCTGTTTCTGGTCCTGCTGGCTCTGGTTGAACTTCGGGAATAGCGGGTTGGCCATCGGAGAACTCCATCTCTGCGAAGTGCCGTTCAAGCAGTGCTTTGTGAGCGGCGTCACCGTCTGCAACAGCTTTGGCAAGTGTCATGGTCGGGATACTGAATGTCCCAATTTTACCAGTTGCGTCTCTGACTGTGTAGACGGTCGCAACTTTGACCTCGTCAAAAGCCGTGTCAATGCTGTGGATCTCAATGTTACGCTGGGCAAGGATTGGCGATGCAATCCAGTTCAAAGGAACCATAAACTAGCCTCTTTCTCGGTGTCGTGTCGTAAAGCCTTTCAGTCGGCCTGAGTCTGGAAGATACTCACCGCCTAGCTGGGCAGTAATAGCTGAATGGGCTTTTGCTGAGGAAATCGTTGAACCTGTCATGAAATCGTCAGAAAAAAGTACATAACGTCCGCTGTCCACAGTGTGATCGCTCTTTTTTAATGGTGCCCTGAGTGGGTCACGAGGATTACGCCCCGACTTTGCTGATGGATCTGCACCACGTAACCAGCGGTAGGTTTTCATCTGCTGGACAAACTTGGGGCAGTTGGTCCGATGAATGAACAGTTTTGGTTCTAGGCGAATCTTCACCTTGCCTGTTGCTGGGTCGATAACCGGCATTCCTCTTGCATCGTGAACTGGAACCGGGATCTGTGGCTTGAGTAGATACTGAACGTGCTCAATGCCTTCCAGAACGCTATTCTTGCCACGCATCATGGACAGGTTTTCTACGGCAGGATTGTACTGATTCAGTTTCATCCCGATCCGCAGATTGTCCGGCGACGACGGGTCGCAATATGTCGGGCCATACAGACTATTATCTGCTGGCCACTCCCAACGGTGGTACACTTCTGTCAGGTGATCTACGGTCGTTTTGCTTTGGTCATTGCTGACATACTCGTCATAAACGAACCATTGCCCAAGTCCATTCTTGGCAGCCCATACGCACGAGAAGTCGTTTTCTGGTCCTGCACCCCAGTCAATCCCTCGACGATGCCGACAGCCTTTAATGCGGCCCCACATCTCGTCACCCATGCAGTGCGTGGCGACGTTGAAGTCTTTGTAGATGACGCCCTCGTATGTTGAGAACATGCCTTTCATACGGGTTTCCAGCATGTCGGCAGGGACCATGCCGAAGAACTCTTCAAACCACCGCTTGTCTACGTGTCCAGCCTCCATTGCACACATCGTGTTGGCGTGGAAGATTTGCCAGTTCTTTGG